CCTGGCGGGTTAGCCGACCGATTGATGGCATCGGATGAGCGCAAGTACGCGCAGGCGCTTGCATCACAAGAAAAGGCAAATAATCAAAATAGCGTTCAAAACTTAATCGGTAACATTCTCAAGGCCGGCTCAATGATCCTGCCGTTCGCACTCTCCTAGATATGTCCTCCTACGCATCACCATCCGCACCAGTGACAGGGGCCAGCGGAAAGACACTCCCTTATCCGTACACGACTTCTGGCACCCTGATAAGTTCAGGGATGAAGAACCTGGTTGATATTGGCAACCAGTACAAAGACAATGAATCAATTGGGGCCTTGGTCGCAGGCGGGTTAATTGATGCTGCTAAAACGACGATTAATACCGGCCTTGAGAATCAGTACAACGATTCATTCCTGGGCAGCATGGCAACTTACAATAAAACTCTTGACGACAACAAGACTGGCAACACCAAGGGCTTGATGGCTACCGAGGCCGGGCTCACTAAAGAGGTAATCCAGAAGAATGCCGATGAAAGTATCAGACTCGGTCAAGCGGGCTACGGATCAACTGGCTACATGACCCAAGCCGAGGTTGCTAAACAGGGCGCGGTTAACACTGGGATGTTAGACGTAGCAAGGGAAAATCGTTTGGGATCTGACTTTGCCGAAGTCACCCGGGGCCAAACATCTCGGGATGTGGCGTCAACACAAGCAAGTGGAGCCCGTGATGTAGCCACAATTCAGGGTGACTACAACGTTCGCAATACAACGGAAACTGGTCGACAAAGCCGTTTGCTAGAGGGCGAGAAGACTGACCAACAGATGCGATTAAGGGCAGATGCCAGGGGCGCTATCCGCTCTGCTGGTGGCCGCTTTTATGGCTGATAGCTAATGTTGGCTAAAGAGTCAGATCAGGTAACAGTATTTCTCAGGGCCCTGGGGGATAGCGCCCGAGAAGCTTTTGTCAATTACGCCGAACATACATATTCCGTCTACGAGATATGGTTATATGCTGGCGTGCTTGGATATAGCGGTTCTTTTGTAGAACTTGAGAAATGGGTAAGCGAGAATCACAAAAAGCTAAATAGGCGTGATTTGCTGCTGAGAGAAATATGCAAGCTAGAGGAAGACATTGATGCGATCCGACAGCAATCAATATGCAACATGGTAAAACCGGAATCCGCCGCGTCTCGGATTGCCCAGCTATCAAAAGAAATGCGGGGGCACGTAGTCGAGGTCGAGCGTATGTCTAAACCAGTGGATAGACGAGGGCTGGTATTGGCCGGCGCTGACCGGGTGATGAGAGAGCTAAATACAATCTTTGAGAACAACGCAGAAATTAAAGATGCGCTGGATGAGGCGTTTGAATCAATCTGGACTCGACTCATAGCAGAGGTGTAGTCGCTAGATTGGCGACATGGCTGTAACTTCGATCGCCCTGGCGCACAAGCGATCAGCAAAGCTTGCGGCAAAAGCTGTAGTCAAAAAACCAGACATTGTGGTCACGCCGCCACATGTAATTAAAGCGCGTAATAGTTTCGCGTATTTTTGCGAGCTTATGGGTCATCCCCCTGCTGCTCACATGAAGAAGTGGCACCAGGAGTTGCTGACCGGCAATGGCAATGATCACCTCAAGTGGGTGGCAGGGGCAAACACCGTTCTCTTGAGCCCGCGGGGTTCGGCCAAGAGCACTGTTATTGGGATGTTTGTTGCCTGGCTTATCGGGAAACACGCGATTGAAAAGAAGCTACTCCGCACCCTCTATGTTTCGTACAACGTAGACGTAGCAAGGAACAAAAGCGCTGCGATCAAGAACCTGGTTCAATGCAAGGAGTATAAGGAGATCTTCCCGACAGTGCGGCTATCGAAGGGGAGAACTAGCGATGAACTCTGGTCCATTGATTTTGACTATGCACAAATAGACGTAAGGGGCGAGGACGCATTCACTATTGCCTGCGCAGGCCTTAAGGGGACCATTACATCCAAGCGAAGCAGCCTGGTAATCGTGGATGACGCCATCAAGTCTGCGGCAAGTATTCAGAACCCGGACATCCGCCGTGAAATGGAGGCAAACTGGTCAAACGTGATTGTCCCGACGATGTTTGAGGGTGCTCGGGCGATCTGCCTTGGTACTCGATTCCATTTTGATGATCTATTCGCAACGATCTATACAGAGGCCAAGGGCTGGAAGGTGATCACCCAGACGGCCCTCTCATACGACGACGACGGGAGGCCAAAGTCCTATTGGCCGTCCCAGTGGTCCACAAAATACCTGTTGCAGCTTCAGGCGGAGGACAGAACGGCCTTTGCTTACCAGTACCTGAATACACCGGTCAGGAGCACCGAGCTGGGCATATCGCCTGACTTGTTCGTGCGCGGGGAAGTGCCCGATGACTACGACTCGATTGGGGTTGGGATTGACTTAAGCGCAGGGCTGGGCGAGCGCAATGATTGGACAGTTTTTACGTTGGCTGGCCGGCATGAGGACAAGTGCTACATCATTGATTACAAGCGAATGAAATCAATGGGCAACCTCGAGAAAGTCGAGGCCCTATGCGAGCTGTTGGTTGAGTGGAACCTGCTGAACGTCAATGAAGAGGGCCAGTATTTCGCTAGCACCTCACCCGTGACTATCTGGCCAGAAGCCGTGGCCTACCAAAAGTCATTTGAGGGGGATTTGCGGCGGATGCTTTTCAACGAATGGGGCCTCTATAACTTGAACGTCAAGCCTGTTTCTGGGTTCAGGGGAGACAAGCTGGCTAGATTACGGGGGATCCTGGGCCTATTCCAGGCAAAGCGAGTTATCTTCAACAAGTACAGGGATTTTACCTGCATGGTGGACGAGATTATCAATTTCGGCCACGCCCCTCACGACGACTGTGCAGACTCCCTCAACATGGTTGTATCTGGGCTGATGCGCAGAGGGAACGCCCATATTGAATGGTAATTAGACTGGTCCCATGACTCAAAATTCGCGGGAACGATTCCGACAAATTATTGAGGCCGCCCGCACCAGGGATGGTCACACCGGAATCGATACGATGATCGTGAACTCGCATCTCACGCAGATGCGGATGTTCATGCTGCGGCAGGGCTTGGAGTTTTACCCGCGGCAGGACACGTTTGGTTTCCGTAAGAGCTTTGTCAACAGCGTGATCGAGGAGAACGAGATCGACGCCCGCCTCGAGGGGGTTGTTGACGACTTCCTGATTGACGGCAAGGGATTGTTCTATTTCCGGCCAGTCAGGGACACATACCGGATCATGTGGTTCAGCCGGGACAACTATCGGGCTTATTACGACCAGGTAGGCGGGCTAGAGGAGGTTGAGCTGATTTATTCCTTCCAGGTAAGGCAGCCGGGCCTCGGTTTTGCCTCAATGGACTCTGGCTCTCAGGGCGCGACCAAGTACGTAAAACTTAAGGTCAGGAAGGGTGAAATCAAGGAATCAATCACTGACGACAAGCCAAGCTTTGAGGTCGGGGTTGGCCTGCTGTCCGGCGCAATGAATACCCGGACAACAAAGAACAGTCTGGGTTTTATCCCCGCTGTTGAGTGCTTCAACAACATGAAGTCAACCGGGACCGAGGCGACCGGTGATTTTGACTGGCTGGCAGAACACATCATTGTTCATGATGATTTAGTTAAGAACATCAGGGCAAACATCACGTTTTACGGCAACCCAACCCTGGTTTCCAGCAGGCCCAAGCAGGACCTCGTGGAGAGCGGGGACAGCGGCGGGATGCGGCCAACCATTAGCTCCCAGGCAGGCTTCTACGCAGCCAACCGGCCATCGACACGAACCAGCCAACCGCTGCCTGGTGGTGTCGGCGGGCAGAGAATACCGCGGATTATTGCCAACATCGAGGCCTCTGATCGGGTTGCATACATCACCCCGGACGCGGTTTCTGGTGATCAAAACCTATACGCAAGACAGTACAGGGAAGAAATTCGTAACGCTCTTGGTGGAGTTGACGAATTAGGCGCCTCAACTGGTGCGACCGCCTACGAAATCAAGTCACTATTTGGCCGGGCTGCGACAACAGCAAACAGAAAGTGTCGTGGATTGCTGACATACGGACTATGTAAGTTGCTGGCCCTGATGGTGTTTCACGAGGAACGAGTTTTCCGTGAATCATTCGCCGCCGCAATCGGGATGCCGGAGCCGCCTGCCCCAATTCGCGAGGAGATGAGTGATGAAAAGGTTTTCCTTGACACACTTAAGAAGTACACCACTGCGATGTCTCAGTACGAGCAGGCGCTAGAGGAGAAGATTAGAGAAGCAGTGCAGTCCGAGAATCTGCCGCCTAATGTCGTGGGCCTGATACCCGATGGCGATCGAACTATTGAATGGCGCTGGACAGGTCCGGTGTTCGCTGAAAGCACAGAAGATATACTTAATTCAAGTATTGTTGTACGTAACCTCCAGGAACTCGGCGTAAATTCGATCGAGGCCCTGCGGTACTTGTTCCCGGACAAGACCGACGAGGAACGTTCAGCGATGCTCAGTGGTTATCCATTTAGGATGGCCCAGGCTACACAACAAAGCATTGGGACATTCCTGACGCTGATCAGCAATATGAGGCAGACGCCTCATCCTCAGTCCCCAGATCTACCGCTACTTGCGGATCCTAGACTTGATTTAACGCCCTTTGTTTATAGGGCACTCGAATTCCTTAAGCGCGAGCTAACTTACAGTGGACAGTATTCAGACACAACCGACGCAGGCGATCCAGGCGCCCTCACCGGCCTCGAGCGCGCCCGTGTCGAACGGGGTCTCCCCCCAGATTCAGGCACAGCCAGCGCCCGCTTCATACCAGATCCAGGCGGCACCTTCGGCTCCTCAGGCTTACCAACAACAGGCGGCCCCTCAACAGGTCAATCCCTGGCAGGAGGCATTCAACCGCCTCAACGAAAGTTTGAGCGCGAACAGGAGCTACCAATCCCAGGCGCCCTCCTCTCCGACGATCCAACAGCCGGCGTATACGCAGGAACAGGCGGCCTATCCCTATCAGGCGGCAACCCAGGCATATCAGGCAGCTCCTTCCTATTCGGGGCTCCTGACCTCGGCGTTTCCTCAAACGCAGGCATATTCCCCGGCGGCGTACTCAACGGCTCAAGCCCCGATGAGCGCGCAACCCCAGCAGGCCGCCCAGGCAAGCGACGGGTACCTGGAAGGCGTCAGCAACGAAAGCCTTGAGGTTCTCCAGCACTTCGGCGCTGAAGCCCCTGCCCTGCTGAATCGCTACAGCTGCGTAGTTGAAGACGCCCTGCTTAACCAGGCTCGTCAAACCGCAGAGATCGTTCAAATCGCTGAGGCTCTCCGAGGCCAGATGGAACAGGCCCGCACGATTATCACTGCCGCTGCAGAGGATAACGCTGCGTACCACACCATGCTGACCAACCCCGGTCTACTGTCTGACTACGTAAACGACTTCTTTGGTGCCAACGGGCCTTACCCCGTGGAGACCTCTAAGGATCGTTTAGTGGCTGACATTCAGGCCCAGGAGCAGCGCACTTTTGCTGCAGCCCCGGCTCCCGCCCCCGCTCCTTATTCCCGCCCGCAGCTTGATATGCCCTCACCTGGCGTACAGGCATCTGCGGAAGACGGCAGCTTCTGGGCAGTTTTCTCGAACCTGAGCGAACGCAACCCTGAAGCAGCTTGGCAAATGCTGAGCCAAGCAACACCCGACGCCCTGCGCAGCAAGGTGCTGGTTTCTGAAGGTTGAGAACATTATCGGCCCCTGAAATATGGGGCCTTTTACTATGAACATCCCACAGGCATTTAAGTATTCCCCGGCTGAACTGGCGCTGATGAATAATCCGCAGTTGGTATCACGGGCAAGTATGCACCCTGGTATCACTGAGCAGGGAGAATCGGCTCATCAGGGCGCCCAGCTGGCTTCCCAGGCAATTAGCAATCAGCAAGCCCGGGCAATACCTCAAGGCAACCAAAGTGAAGCTCGGCTTCAAGACGCATCCCGTAACATCAACGTTGCGCAAAACACGCAACAGCTTCAGGCTGATCAGCTGCTGTTTAACTACAAAGCTGGGTTACAGGAAGCCGCGGTGCAGCGGAACCCAGATGCGCTGCCCGGCCTGCGCGGGGCTGGCGAACTTGCCGCACAGAAAGTGTCTCCCGAGCAAATGCTTAACGCGCTTGGTTTTGCTTAATAGGAAAACCCTAGAATAGTTTCACTTGCGGGCACGTAATGCGCTTGGCTGGTGGGCCAGAGATTTATCAAGCCCTGGTCCAACATTTCTCCAGTGACAAGATTCCGTCATCCGCGGCGGAACACCTTGCTGCGGAGGTCATGACGCATGGTGCCGAAGCAAATACTCGGATTGAGACTTTCTTCCGTCTCTACGAGCTGCTGCAATCAAAGGGCTATAGCGAGCCGGCAAGTCAGCATCTAGCGGTAGAGATGATGGAAGGTCGTGAGCCAATGGCCCAAGAGACAAGACGTTTTTCGGGTACCTATGACGACGAATGCTGCGACCCCGGGGCTTACGGCAGCCCTTATTGAGCGGTTCGAGGGAATCGAGCTTAAGGCGTATCTCGACCCAGTAGGCGTACCGACAATCTGCGCGGGCCTAACGTATTACCCGGGGGGAGCGGGCGTACGGCTTGGCGATGTTTGTACCGCCAGCGTGTGCCGAGGGCATTTAACTGAATTACTGGCAAAGGATTTTTTGCCAAAACTGGAACGGATTCCGGGGTGGGGGAAACTCCCGCCCGAGCGCCAAGCCGTACTAGGGAGCTTTGCATGGAACATGGGCGCCGCGTTCTATGGCTCGGTCGGGTTTGAGACAATTACACGGGTACTGAAAGACGGAGCTGTTGACAACACGGTATATTCCCAGTTAGCAAGTGCGTTAATGCTTTACGTGAATGCAGGCGGTAAGCGATTTGAGGGGCTTGTTAAGCGTCGAGCTGAAGAAGGTAAGCTGTGGGATAGGGTTGCGTATGGTCAGCTGCAGTTAGTAGCAAAGCAGGACACCTGGCTTAAAGTTGCACCGATTGACGCCAAGTATCTTTCTACCGAGGGGAAGCGCCCAGTCGTAGAGGGAGGGACACTAAAGATTACCAAGCTCGAGGAGATACCTCGTGATGCTCATTGCTGGGTAACTCTTGAGGGAAGCCAAGACCGGTGGTCAATATTCATGCCTCATTTCAGCAGGGTAGAAGAAGCAAAGCCGGCGCCCACTGCAAAGCCCCAAGCGGATCCCAGTCCTGTTAGTGCAATTGACTGGACAAATTTCAATGCCAAGGTTGGTAAGTACATAACAGTTGGCGAGGTTTTGCAGATGGACGGCCGCAGGAAGCCGCGACATGGCTCGCCGGAAGAGAAAGCGATAATTGCCATCTGCCGCGAGTTTGACAAGATCAGAGAAAGCTGGAATGGGCCTCTGGGCGTGACGTCTGGTTTCAGGCCAGAACCGATCAATAGCGAAGTTGGCGGGGTCCAAAATAGTTACCACGTAAAAGGCATGGCCCTTGATATATACCCAATTGGAGCGTCACTGGAAGAGTTCTACAACTGGCTAATTCGTCGCTGGAGCGGTGGCTTTGGAGACGGCAGAAACAAAGGATTTATTCATATCGACACTCGCGATAATGGATATTTCAGCGTAAGGCCAGATCAGAAGCCTGCCGCTGTGTGGGATTATTGATTAGCTCTGCGCAATCAGAATCGGACTACTAAAGGAAGCCTTTAGAATAAATAAAGACAAATCAGAGTAAGCCAGAAAAATGGCCGTCACCGACGTAATCAACCGGAGTAGCCGTTACTCAAATCGGCGCGTGACAGGACCCGCGAACTTAGTTGGTCCAAAGTCAAATCAGACAAGTTCTGACATGATCCGATTGGGCGGAACCACGACTAAAGTTGATGTATACGAGTTCAATACATCAGGCGGGTTTGCGACAACCGGTACTTATACGATTACGATCAGGCCTCTGGCAGTTGCTGGCCTAAATGCTTTAGTGCGCTCAACGGGCGATCTGGTGATCTTTAAACAGACAGGCGGCACCGGAGCTCCCGTTGTCCTGCAGCGCATTACCGTAGGCAACCGGACAAGCCCCATTAGCACTGCCGGTCACGCATTTACAACCGCGGATAAAGGCTGGGTTGTAATTGAGCGCAAAGACAGCTCAACCCTGCGCTACCGAATCGAGCTAGATGTCACCTAATTAGCGGCGGCCCT